TTGAAATTCTTTATTGGATATAAGAGCTCCTTGTTTATATAAGCAATCTGCCAAATATTCATCAGATTCTGATAATGTATTTGATCCAATAAAAGATTTAAGCAACTCTTCAAAGCACTCATTGTCAAATGATAGATATAATGCTAATGTAGTTTCATTCACACCCTTCTTAGAAATTGCTTGTAATTTTGTTTTGCTACATTTTGTTGTAACTTCTATAGCTTCTGGTTTGTCTTCATTTATTATTTTTATTCTTGTGATCTTCAGTGGTTCAATTTCAATAATATGTATTCCGTTCTCATGTGGTATCAATATAAAACCGTCAACAAGTGTATTAGGATAAATTGACTCATTGATAGCCTGATAAGTTATTTTCTTGTTAAAATTTACAATATCTTGTATTTTGGTGAAGGGTATATACCAATTTTTATTATGTATTTCATTGAGTATAATCTTTCGTATCTGATTCTGTATCGCTACCACAAAATGTTTGTATGTATCCTTGCGATACCCATTGAATGAAGATGGATCTGGTAGGTTAGTTCCACACTTAGGTTCATCAGATGGATTATCACCATAGTCATAATCTATTTTAATGTTTTGAGATGTATTGATAGTGATCTTACCAAGTTCAAACAGACTCTTTGGAAAGTAATTAATGTTTTTCATTAAACTACAATCTATTGAGTTGTCTCGTACTATTCTCTCTATTTCAGATGTTTGTATATATTTCTTTGAAGCGATGCGAAAAGAGTGAATATCAGCAGTCTCTTTTTCTTTATCACTATAGCTTGCATGCATAAACACACTTACATTGCGATTCTCGAGTTGTAGATCTTGATGTCTACAATTTCTAATACCTCTCCCAATTACCTGTGAAACCTTGTTGAAATGAAACCATGGTTCTACTATATGCATCTCGCGTATGTTGTAAAAACTTAACCCTTCGCTAGCAACAGGTGTCATAAGAATAACTTTTATTTGAGAACCATCAATGTTGCTAGGACTGTTTATTTTTTTTATTAGACCATCTATAGAACTAGAACCCATAATCTCCGTACTATCACTTGATAATATACAGTATTTAGGTGATGTCTTTGCACCATATTTAGGTGCATCTTTAGTAATATTAGGATTTTTCAAAATATTATGTGAACCCTCTCTATTAAACCCCATGTGTTCTAATGCTATCGCAATAGGTATGATCCCTGACCATATATAGCTTGAATAAATAACTACAATACCAGATGAATTCTTTATGATGTTACATATATTTAAAAATTTACCTGAATATTTCCCAAGATTGTCACTATTTGGATATAATGCGTCTACGTATTTTTTATTATAATTAACATTAAGCGTTCCTGATTGCCCTGTCCTACTAAATATTGTATTGAATCCTTTTTCTCCAATAGTATCATGATATACGATATTCATAGGTTGTAAGTTATTGAATACATTATTATCATCAGCACCATTTTTTAACATTGATATATATTTGATCTGATTTTCACCGAGATCAGATATTACAATCCCATCTTCAATTTTAGATAACCAATTGTTGAAAGAGGCGGGTATTATTTTGTTATTTGAATCCTTCTTAAATTCATGTGTAAGTAGTTTTATATTAGCATTTTCGGCAAACATTTTTGGCGATATTTTAAGAGCAAATGTGAAGGGATTCTTTCCTTTCAAATAAGATATATAATTACCAGCCAATTTTTTTATTATTTCAAATGCTTTTTGATTTGCTACATTGTTATCATTGAAAAAAGCAGGAAATGGATTGTTGAGTATATCATAGCGTTTGTCATTTAATACTAAAATATATAATAAATCAAATATATCCTCTGCTTTATTGTACATAGGTGTAGCCGAGAGAAGAGATACCCTATTATTCACACCGTTTTGAGCAACATATACTAATGAAGAATACACTCTTTTTTCATTATCATTAGATGATACAGATCTTATATTATGAGCTTCATCAACTATTACCACCTTGTCCTTAGGGACTTTGTTTTTGGATATATATTCTGTTTCTATAAAAGTCGCGAAAGCATCATATGTAAATATTCTATAACGCGATTTTATCAATTTTTTTATCTTTTGTTGAGCTTTATCTTGTTGTGTATCCCTTAACAGTTGAGCCATCTTGATATAGAGATCACCTGTACATTGTTTTGCTAAAAATGCGTAATTTTCATAGTTTGCAAGACTGAATATCTGTTCCTTAAAACTATTTTTCAGAGCAAGAGGCATTATTACCCATATCTTTGGTTCATCATACATACTATGTGGCACAAGGAACCCTTCTGCTAATGTAATAGCAGAACAGGTCTTTCCAACACCAACACCGTGATATAACAAAATGCTTTTATATGGAGTTCTAGAAGATATGTAATTACTTATGAAGTATTGATACAGTGTTTTCTCAAAGTCTCCGCATAATTTGTTAGACTGTTCTTCAAAATCTTTTTTATTTTTTATGGCATCATATTTAGGAACTTTATAGAGATAGTATAGGTTAGCTATCTTATCGTTAAAATGTTCATCATCTAGTTCAGGATATATCAAACCATTAGTATCATATGATGTTCCATCAGGTAACATATCAGATATTTTCTTGATTTTATTGATAGGATTTGCAATTTGCTGGATAGGTTTTTTATTTGTGTTTTTTTCTTCAAGCTTTATTTCAGTATTTATAGGTAGATTTTTCTTATTTTCTTCCAAAATGGGAGTACATACTTTTCGTATCTCATCTAGAATCTTACTATTATCTTTAAGCAAGTATGTTGTGATAGGATTTCTATTTCTATTTTTTTCCCAATATAGACATTGTTGTAATGTGAGATTCTTAATGGATTCTTTTATAGGTTTAGTACCCTCTGGTTTAGAATACAATTGTTTTTTTTCAGATTTATCAGATTTAGTAGTTTCTGAATTACATTGCTTTTCTATCTCTTTATAGGTTGGTGATTTCATGGCTATTCTATAATTTGTGATAGGATTCTTAGGATTACCGGGATTTTTTTCTTTATTTATCTCCCATTTATCACAATCCTCTTTTGTTAGTTGTCTTTTCAAAAGTGGCATTCCTCTATATTATTATATTACACTATCTTTTCATATTCCTTAACAATTTCATGAGTTTTCTTTATAATCTGATGTCTTTCCACATTATATTGTTTGATACGTGTTATAACTTCTTCGTACGTAAACCACCTTAATGCCCTGACTTCTCTCATCTGCTCTAAACAATTTTGATCCACATATATTTGTATATCATGGTTTTTTATTTTAGAAATATAATAAGTGTGCTTATATAATATGTTATTAGTTCCAAAAAATATTTCTTCAAATGGTATTATATCGTCTATAATATAAAAATCTTCACTTGTCAGTCTAGTTTCTTCACAGAACTCCCTTACCGCACAATCCTTATCGCATTCTTTCAACTTCCTACGTCCTTTTGGAAAACCCCACTCTTGTTCTCTATCAATTTCATGTGATATATTATTTACTATATTACTAATGACATTATTGTTGATCAAAAAATCAAATTTATATTTTGAATCGGTATATTCTGCTGTATGCTTGATATTGGATGTGTTATTTTGATACCAAGCATAATTCCATATTTCGTCAAATTGTTTCTTCACAATAAGATGTTTTTCACCTGGTGTCATTTCAGATATCAATTTATTAATGTATACTGTATCAGAAACACTGTATTTACCTCTTATAAATTCCATGAATGATAGACTATCTTTACGCTGTATCATCAAATATTTGATTATATTATTTTCATCAACCTTATAACATATAATACCAAAACTCATTATCGGATGTATACAATCCTTATACAAGTGACCATTTATACCACAGTTTCTACATGTCTGAGGTCTAATATATTGTTTTTTATCATGTTCTTCATCCTTTTTTTTCATAAAGTCACTCCCGTTAACATTTAAACTATTCTTTAGCTTATATGTTTTCTAATATGGTCAATATTTATTGTAGGTAAGACAGGTGTACATTCCCATAGATGTGTTTTCAGATATGTGTGTATATTATAACTTCTCGGATATAGATGATATAAGCCCATAATTTGATTATCCATCATCTTTTGATATTTTTCCAATAATAGATGTTTGCTTTCAATCGGAAGTACTATCATTAATTGCATGTTCGTGGTAAATTCAACCGTATTATCTTTCATTACAGGCATATCATTTCCTAGTGTATAGTTAGCAATGTCCTTCATTGACGGGGGATACACATATGGGTAATGCCATGTATTATCATATGGCCTCTTTTTGTAATATGAATATGTCCAGTAAATTCCGGTGATGAAACATTCACATACATTTGATATGACAGATGAATCAATAGTGATGTTAGTATGAAATATTGTTTTATAGTAAGTTTGATGCCATTTGGAAATATTTTCATAAATTTTTTTGGCAATAGGATCCTTATTTTTCAAAGCATAGTATTCGCTAGGGATTGATGAATGCGACGTCCTTTTAAGATATCTTTCGGTTTCTTCAAAAATTTCTCTATCTTCGTTCTTAGCTAATTGTTGTAGAATGTCAGATAGGGCAGAATAATTAATAGTAGAATCATTCACCAATAGACCATATGTCGCATATGTGGTACCTGTACACGATATTAACTTTTCAAGACCATTTGATTTCAAGTTTAGAGTCAGAGGATGTGGAATGAAATCATTTCCCAACAGTGAACACATGACACAATATGATTCAATGACATCATTTGCCTCATTTGAATAAATGTCTGGTATGATAGGTATCTTCCATTTTTTGTTCAGTTCCTGAATGATTGCCTTTCTCAAGTTTTCTATATTGACATATGTATTAGATTCTGATTCCCTCATTAGATATATATTTTTACGATGACTCATAAGACTAAGAATAATAAGGTCGGCATCAAGACCGTTTATGATAACAGATGAGTCATCGTCTTCACTTTTGAGAAGAGTAAATATTTTATGCTCACCTTCTCCGTGATCATCGCTTCCAGAGAAGATTATAGTGGATGATGTTGAATTATATCTTACTTGTTTTTTGAAGTATGTATTAAGTAGTTTCATGAAGTTTGTACCAGGTGTAATACAGTTGGTATCCCACTTGACATCAACATTATCTATTTTATTACGATATGCCGACAAGTATCTCCGCTTCCTTTGTTGAATCATTTTTGCCATTGGGACAACGCCATCTACACAAATAAGTGTTTTACGTGGCTTAAAATCTTTAATATCTTCAATAACCTTTTCATATAATTTTTCAATTATAGTTCCTTCATTGACTGTCGTTGATTCTGCTATAATCTTCGCACATAATGGATGAATGACGCCATTAAAATCTAAACAATATATATCTGGATTACATGGAATAGTACATGAAACAATATTTTCATATGTTTTTGTCAGTGTGTAAAAGTAGAAAGGAATTCCCATACTTTGATGCTATCAAATCATTTTTAATTGATTATCATTTTTTATTTTTCTCGGTATTGATATAGATAGAGAATATATAATTAATGGCATCCATATTAGATTATTTTATAGGAACCACACAATCTAAATATGCATCAATCGCAATATTTTCAGCGATCACTGTAATATGTATCGCAATCCTTTTCACAAATACTGATATTACCATGGGCAATAGAATTGCTGTTGTATTCTTTATATTCGCAATGTGTGTCTTCCCAATCAGTATATCATTATTCGAACTCACATGTATTGTGACTGGTGGAAAACAAAATGGAAAATATAACTTATGTCATATTTACGCATGGGTAATTACCGCAATGATAATTCTATATTGTACTGTACTTATAATTGTAACAATTGCTTCTATGTTTACTTACAAGAAGGCTCTTGACAAAATAAATGCTTCTGATAATTCAAATACTATTTCACATGTGGATGCTAATACGATTGCCAAAAACATGATTGATAATAATGATACATCAAATGGTTCATATGAAGCAAAACAATTACATCCTGTTTCAAACTCACAAGAATATAAAGAACATGTGGTAGCGTCACCTGAACAATTCGTCTCAGCACCTGAACCAGTAATGGTCGCTTCTAAACCAGTTAAACAAGTTAAACAGATACAAGAAGAGTCTCCATCAAATATTGTCGGATTTGATTCAGATGATAAACCATATATGGAATATGATATTGAAACTTTTGTACAACAACCTGTAAAAAAAATGGAACAAAAAAATAATTCAGATTTCAATCCAGAGCCATTTTCAGAAGATTCATATGCGACTCTTTAAATAACTTTTTATGTTTTGACTATTTTTTTACTATTTCTAGCAGGGGGTGATGGTGGAGACTTTGATCTCCCTCTTTTGCTAGATTTATTTGTATTATTTGGAGATTGATTTTTTTTGGACTTATCTTCCGGATGATGTTTCATTTTGGTCTTGTGAATTTTTAGACATCTAGCATCTTTAAACATTTTATCACATACATCACATTTATTATCTTTTGTATCATCACGCGAATCTTTCTCACAGTGGTATTTGATACCGTTTTTTCGCGCAGGTATTACTTTATCATATGGAACACAGTATAAATATTCCTTCATTCATAATAAAAAGATGATATTATTTTTATTTTCTTGGAGACGAGATATATCTTCTACAATCTCTTGAGAGCATCTTTTTTGTCTTCCGTGATTTCAGAATCAATGTAATACCACGATTTCACGGTAGCGTCCCATCGTGCACCAAGTCCCTTTGCTTGGTTCTTCTTTGAGTAATCTACCTTGATGTAATTTTTTTTAGCGTCATCTGACGGTTTTTTTTTGGTTTCAACATCAGGTGTGTTCTTTAAAGCATTGAGTTGCTCAATGACTTCTTCGGAAACAGATGAATCAATATACCAGAACTTCTTTGAAACATTCCATTTTGCCCCCAATTCTTTAGCCTTATCTTTGTTGTTAAATGATACCCATTCTAATCTGATGATATCGGGTATGGGTGTAAAGTCACTCTGTTCATCTGGATTACAACCAATTGATAAACAGGCTAACCTGTCTGCGCCAGCATTTCCCAGGGAATGAACATCTGTCTTATTTGTATGAGCTTCAATATGATGTAGTCTTACGCAATTATTTTCTTTAAACAACTGATGAGCTCTTTTAACGAGTTCTAAGTTTGGTACTTGTTTGCCCGTTGATGTTTTCCAATCATTTCTCTGAAGCTTTGTTCCGTAGGTGGTAGCACATTTAATTACATACTCTGAATCAGTATAAAGGTCAATTGTTTTGTTTTCTTTGCGTTCTTTTTCTAATATTTCTAGACTCCTGATAAAAGCTGTGAGTTCACCCGTGTTGTTGCTCTGTTTTCCTTTTACAGTATCACTTTCGTTTCTAGGATCATCATCTGAAAAGAATACACCATATCCAGCCTTGGCATTGGGTTTACCATTGTTGGTACAAGCGCCATCAATATATACTTTGATTGATTCCATTGTCATGTAGCTATATAATAATAACATTATATCATTTTTTTACAAAATGACTTAAAACATAGACTATTATATATTATTGTTAAATGGACAGTATGGATGAAATTTTCATCGACCTATATAAAGAGTGGTTTGCTAATAAACAATTTTGGTTTGATAAAAAATTGGAGTACGACACATATTTGTCTGAAAAATATTTTATGAAGATAAGAGATAAGTACAGATTTGATATTGAAGTTGAAAATAACTCCAAAGAGATTGTAATAGGAGCAATTATTGCTCTTGATCAACTTCCAAGGCATTACAATAGGATATCTGCAATTGATTGTAATGTATATTCAAAGGTAGCGTCTGATATTTCATCTGCATTTTTAGATAGTCTGAATGACGACTATGTAAAAGATAAAAGTATTACTGCTCACGAATGGTGTTTTATTATGCTACCATTTCGCCATTTGCGTATACAATCAAAGATCAATATGATGATTGATGATGCTATGTTTAAATATAATGAATGTGGGACATCTCATGATGATAAACAAATTTATAAAAACTTCATTAGAAATGCTATTAATGATGTGTATAAAACGAATACATCTGAATATATTTCTATTCAAAATGGAAAAGATTGTATTGATAACTTAAAACACGAATGGGATTGTTATGAGAATATTTTGTGTCATTGCCCAATGAAAACAATTTTAGATATTGATAGATTTAAGCAATATGATATTGTCAAACAGTTTACAGAGAGTGTTGGAAAAATTAAGGATGGTACAAACATCATTGTATCATTATCAGGTGGTGTGGATAGCTGTGTTTCTTTGTATTTGATGAAGAAACTATTTCCGACTAAAGATATTATTGCCGTACATATCAATTATAATAATAGGAGTGAATGTGAAGATGAATTACAATTCGTTATGAGTTTTTGTAGTGTTATGAATGTAAAGTTATATTACAGGACAATTACAGAGGTTAAAAGAGAGGATTGTCATTTTAATGGACTCAGAGATATGTATGAGGTTGTTACAAAGGCAATCCGTTTTGATATGTATGACCAGGTTTCCAAGACTTTTCCAAATAATGAGATGGATACATTGGTATTACTTGGTCATAATAAAGATGATTGTTTTGAGAATATTATTACAAATATTAGTATGAAAAACAATTATAGCAATCTTAGTGGCACAGAAGAGTTTGCCACAATTTCTCAGATAGGTTTTTGGCGACCTTTGCTTAATGTAATGAAATGTGATATTATCGATTTTGCATACATAATTAACATTCCATATTTAAGAGACAGTACCCCTTCGTGGTCAGCTAGAGGTAAAATCAGAGATGTTATTTATCCAGCCCTTACATCCATTAACCCTGATATTATGGGATCTTATTTCGCATTGAAAAATCATATGGCAACATCTGATGAACTTATTAATACATATGTCTTACCTATGATCATGAATAAATTTGAATTTACTTGTGAAAATGTAAAGGGATTATTTGAGTTGAATGAACTTGCGTGTTATCATAATATATGGTCAAAGATTTTTTCAACCGTAGAATTTAATGGGATCATGTGTAATAGGACAAATTCTTTTAAATCTATTGAACAATTTGTTGAGATGCTGAAGAGATTTAAGATGACATTTGAAACTATGAGAGAACAAAACATTTTCAATGTGAAGACAAAGTTTGTATTGAGAAAAGATATTGATGTGATTATTTATCGCACACGAGATGATAAAGTAATGATATCTTTTGACAAACGATTTTTTTAGGAATACTTATTTTTATTTTCACAATAATTTAAAAACTTACATTCAATAAAATGGTAAAAAAGAAAGTAGGTAAAGGATTATTGTTTCCCGAACAAGAAAATGTAGATAAACCTGATCAAGTTGTTCAACCTGTAAAACCTGTAAAAC